TTATCAATCAAAGTATCTAGTCTATTAGAAACTTTAAAAGGATCATAACCTTCTTCAAAAAATGTACCCGGTCCAACTTTAATGTTATTTGCATCAAGTTGACCAACAAAACCTGCCGAAGCAACAAGCCCTTCATAAGTAAGAGCTTC